TCCAGATTATATGATAATTGATGTTGTATTTGCAGTGAGAACCTGTCCTCACAGTTGCTATCTTTACATCTAAATTGTACTTTGTTGGATTGAAATGTTTGTATTCGTTTTTCATAATTATCACCTACTACTAAGGGATAATTATTTTCTTTTGTAGGTTGCACGTTGAACGAACCACACATTAAACTTTTAGGTGTTTTTACCGAACAGTTTAAGTTAAGGGGTTTGTGTGTGCTAACCTTCTTTTTTGTTTGATTATTCATCTTCTTGTTGATCTAAAATGTCTTCACTTTCTGTTATTGCTCCTTCAATTAAATGTCTTATATTATCATCTGGAATCATTGCCATTAATTGATTTATACAATCGACTAATATAGTTGTTGTAACATGATTTCCTAATGATTTGTCTTTCAACATTAAAATTTTAATTGTTTTTATATCCATTTTTTACCTCGTTCTTGTTTTTACCATTTTCTTTCGTTTTTTTGGAAACTACCTACTTTAGTGGGTAGAGGGTTTCATTTTTGTCCTCTTTCTTTTTCATAGCAACCCAAACTCTTCGAGTAAGATCAACAACGTCACGCTGAGCTATCAGACCTGCATCTCGCAAATTACCAAGAGCCAGTTCTACTATTTGCTGATCACGACTCCCCATTTGTTTTAATCGATTACTGTATTGGTTAGAATCGTTAACGAAGTTTGCTATGTAACTTATAGCAGCGAGACTAGTGGAACAGATCTTTCCCATGCCAGCCCACTCTACGCAGTTTGTGCAGCTGCAGTTTATGTGAATGTCTACTTCGTGTAGTTTTCCTACAGCGTTTTTTACTTGGAACAAATGTATTTTTTTTGTGCTTCCTAGTTCTTTTACTTCGCAGAACTCGCTGAGAGTTTTAACTTCTTTAGAGATAATCATTGACAGCACCTACAATACTTATCGTCACAAACATAGCTGTAATCTCCGCTAGCATGACTTCCTGGACAATCATCACAAAGTATGGCTTTTGTTATTCCTTCTTCTTTCATTTCAGTTAGACTTTCTTTATCACAATTCTTGCAGTAGGCGTTCATTATTCTAATCTCTTCGTAGTAATCCATTTAGTTCCGAAGTAACCTTTCTTGGATATGTTTCCGGCTTTGAAACCAAACCATTTACCCAACCATACTTTGAATGGTGAGAATATATAAGTGTTTGATTGCCAAGGTTTACCTGCTTCTTTACTTTTATATGTTATTGTTTGTCCATTCATATTTCTACTCCTCCGTTCCAATTAATAGGAGTGTCGTATTTGATAGCCATGTCTCCTAATAATTCATATAATCTTTCAAATTGTCTTTTAGTCATAGCGTCACCTGTTCCTTTGTATTCATTTATTATTGCTTCTTCTACTTTTTGCTTATCAAGTAGTAAAGATATTAATGATTCGTAACTCATTTCTACAGTTATACCTGATTCGCTAATATTCTTATGCAGTCCTTTTGTATGTATTATACATACATCAGGCAATTTTAATAAGCTAGGAAATTTTTCATTTAAAGTTTTAATCATTTTGGACCTCCTAGTTCTTCAGATGCAGTCATACCGACACAAGTAGCCCAACGTAAGGCTCTTGCAATAGCTCTAGTTTCAGCCATTCGAACACGATGAGGAAGAATCATAGCCCCTACGTTTGTTTTATTTGCATCTCCATAACCTTCGAAAACTTTATCTCCGCTCATTGTTACTCTTGCTTTGAAAATAGTAATTTCTTCATCGTGCTGTTTCATACTAGTTTCTATTTTTACAAGCCCTGTATCGTGAGCTATAGCTAGCAAACCAGCGAATGTAATAAAATCTTTTCCTTTTAAGTTAACTACATATTTTTTGTATTTTTCATCCATTTTTCTATTCCTCTTTCCATTTGTATTTACATTGAAAACACTCGAAAGTGTTTTTCTTGTTAATGTTAGTCCAGCAACCTACGTTTTTATCTTTGCAGATAGGACAAACCATTTCTTTTTCGTCTGCAGGGTCTCTGTGGATGCATTCCATTTGATCTTCTAAAGTCATACCGACCATTATCCTACCTGTATATCTGTAGGAATTGTCGCAATAGTTTTTTCTTCTGTAGTTACAAAATCTATTTTTGAATTTTTAGCAATATTCTCAAAAGCTTTCTTATCAAGACTCAAAGCTAAGTTGTGATTTTTAGCCCAAGATAAAGCTTCAACTCCATCATAAATTAATTGTTTTCTTATTTGTATTCCTACTCCCCACTCTTGCTTTTTAATTCCTGTTTCTTCATAAATTTCTAAAGCAATGCTTTTTATTTCATTAGATAGTTCGTTTATTTTTTCTTCTACTTGCCCCATCTCATCAAACAAGTCTTCGTTCTGTTGTAAATAAACTTCGTAGCTTTCTTTTTTTCTTGATGTTAATTCTTCTTTTCTTTTTCTGAATTGGTTTAATAGAGTTAGTTCTTTTTTCATTTTAATTGTTCCTCTGAGAAATAATTTTTCATTATTGTTTCGAAAGTTTCAAAATCAATATCATCATCCTCTATGCTCATTGTTAAATCTTTATGTAGTTTACATAATTTTTTATTCATAGTCTTTTTCACCTTTGATCATGTGTTCCATTTCTAAACGCTGTTCTGTTTCTTTGTCGTTTTTAACCCATTTCTTTTCGCAATCTTTATTACAAAAAATTTCTAAAGATATTGTTTTTTTTCCGCACCATTCGCAATCACTCATTTTCAAAATCCTCCTTAATAAAAAATCCGAAGTCGTTTTCAAACACAGATTCTATTTTCAAATAACTTCTAGCTTTTTGATTTTCTAGTTTTTCTTTTGCTTTTTTTCTAGCTTCAGTTTTATTTTTTGCACTGACAAACATCATTTTTTTAATTGTTAAATCTATTTGATATTTCATTTTAGTGTTACCTTTTTTATTAGATCGAAAGTAGTTTCTTCTATTTTTGGATCGTAAACGCTTCCTGCAGTAACGTTTTCCTTTACTGTTTTGAAGTCTCTGTATTTTTTAGAAATTGCTTGGTCGTAGTTATCTACTATGATTATTTCTTCATTTCCTTTTTTGTAAGAAACTACGTCTCGTTCGTGAGAGTCTTGTCCTGCTCCATCTATTGAGAAGCCTTCGCTAATTAATAATTCGTGTAATTTTTCAGTTGTTTTTGTCATTTGTATTACCTCGTCTAAAAGTAAACACTTGACATATATAAACCTTTCTATCACTGGACAGATAAGTTTGCTAGAAAAAGAAGAAAATACCCTCAGAAAGCCAATAAGGAAAACATTGGGGGAGAGTGGTTTGAGAACTAAGCATCCTAAAAAAGCCCTCTGAAGGCAAGAAAATCAAAGCTTCTTAATGTAATTAAGATAAAACTTCTTATACTGATTGAAATCATTAACCATCGTAGCATAGATAGGGATATCGCTTTCAACAACACCAACATTGATTAAAGCTCTAGAATCAAGCTCAGTCTTATAAAGATAAATCTGATGCCGCAATTCAACCAAAGGCTTCTGAGTGCAGCGTTTGAACTTGAACTCGCTAACTATGTCCGATAAATAATTACTTTCCATTGACCTGATTTCTATTCTTTACTTTGTTAAGTAATTTCTTAACGTCTGCAACGAAGGTATCAATCTCATCTCGATCAATCTTTCCATCGTTATTTTTATCGATGTATCTGAATAAAGCAGTAAGTCCGAATTTAACAAGCCACTTAAATAAATTCTTTAATATTTTTTTTAACATTTTTTAGTCCTCCAATAGTGTAGTTATCTGTGCATTAAGAGATTTCAAAGATTCTCTGTTAACTCTGATCTCTAAATTATTATGTTCGTCAGAACCACTAATTATGAATCGATCCTTAACTTCTTTGTCAATGTAACAAAAAATGGTTTCTGAATAATAAATTATGTCAGCCATCTAACGGTCCTCATCCATAATGTTTCTTAAACTAGAAATGCTCCCTCTCCAACTCTTTTGATTTGTTGCGAAGGCGTACATTTTCTCGTACATGTTATTGTAAATCATAGGTGTTTTAAGCCAAGTTCTTCTAAGAGATCCAGGTAAATCGTAAGTGCTTTCTACAACGAACCAGTGTCCGATATCTCCAAGCCAACGATTAAAACAATGACCTCCTTCTCCTAAGATTTTAGCAGTTACTAATTCTAATCTCCAAACGTGTTCTTCGTAGCCTAGGGTTCGTAGCGAATAATCGCCAAGAGCGTACATAAGAATAGCGAGATCATCACAATCACCTTTACGAGTTGTTGCAGAAATCTCTGCGAGTTGCCAGAACTCGATCTTTCCGAATTGGTCTTTATCATAAACGTACCTCCAATTACTTCTATCAGCGAAATACTTCATAATAACTTCTATAACGTCGCTAGAAGACCTTAAATGTTTACCTTTGAATATTTCCTCGCTAAGAATCTTAATCGTTTCTAGGCCTGTTGTAGTCACTTCTAAAGCTTCCTTTATATCTAATCTTTGTCCGTTTCTTTTGTAATCGTAAAGATAAGGACTAGTTTCGTGAGCTGCAATGTATTGTTCTTTGTAATCGAGAACGTTTCTTTCCAACTTTTTAGTCATTGTCAAGATGGTAAATTCTAGATTTTGAATAGTTTCATCCATATCGTCAACTAAAAGTTTTAGATCATCTCTTTCTTTCTCTGTAGAAATTAAAAGTTCTTCAACCTCATCTTTCTTCGAAGAGAAAAGAGTGTTTAATAAATCGTTAAGCCAAGACATTATGTTGCCCTCATAGCCACTCCTCGAAGAGAAGGGTATCCTGCTGTTGGACTTGTTGTTTTTGGAATAAGTTTAACTATTAGCGTGTCTGGTTCTGCAGTGAAAGCAGTAAAAGTAGATAACTCATCAGCCTCTAACCAACCAGTATCCTCAGCACCTGCAGTACCAGTAAGCTTATATTGAACATTAACTCCTGTCTCCCAATCCTCAAAGATTTGAGTACCAAAAGAAGTGCTTATTGTTGCTGAGAATGTTCCTGTTGGAATAGTGTGATAAATCAAAGAAACAATATCTAACCTTCCATCAGTAAAAACAGGAATACTATTGTCTGTTAAGAAATCAGTATTACTGTAAGTAAAATCTGAACCAGACTCAGCCCAACTAATATCTCCTTTACAAATAATAATAGCTTGAGCAATACCATATTGAGTTGCGCCAACACCTGTATCATCATCAATTAATAATTTACAATCAGCAGGGTTATCATCTTCATCAGCAGTTGTATCAGTTCCTATTTCATTAGTAGTAGCATCTCCAGGGTTAGCAATTATTGCTGTTCCATCAGGGAAAAAAGTATCTACATCTACAAACACAGAATTAGAAAATGTATTGGACCAAAAACTAGAATCAGTATTAGTGCTTGTATCTGCAAAAGTTCCTAAATAATTTTCTTCGTCAGCAACACCAACAGCTGATATACTACTTATAGATGCGTAGTGAGCTTGTTTCCCTATGTCCCTAGCAATAGTTGTTCCTAATTTAGTTATGCTTGTAATGTATGTATTTGAAGCTCTAGCATCAGTTCCGTCTGTACCGAAGAATAATGTTTTATATAACTGGGCTCTTTTTACTTCATCAGTTCCCGTATCACAAGTTAATACCCATTTTCCAGTATCAACATTAATTATTGAACAGTCATTTATAGCAAAATCTGCTACTGCACTTATACTACTTGCTTCTATAATTATAGCAATATCAGGTATTTTATATTTATTAGTATCAAATTCTGCTGAGATTAAATTAGCATCAACACTAGCTTCTCTTCCGCCAGCACTAACATATGCTTCTCCCCACCAATCATCCTGACCAGCAGACCAAACACCTGCTCTATCTATTAAACTTCTTATTAAATTCTTACCTGCTATTGAGAACATTTCCCAATCATTATTATTATGTCGTGTAGGACCTAGATTTGTATTTCCCCATCTTTCTAATGTCATTTTTTATACCTCGTTTTGTCTTTTTATTGCAAGACTCATACGCCACTTTTGACGAACTGTATTATCTTTAGTTTGAGCAACATTCAACTTAGCACCAATGCCAAGAGTGTCGCCTTCGTTTTTAGAACTCATCAAACCAACTTCACCAATATTAATAGGTTGATTTACTGGTTCTCCTGGTTCAAGAATAAACAACATACTCATGTTACGACCTGATAAACTTCCGCTAACAACAGGTGTGCTGTCTTTTAATTTATTGTAACTTGATATATCTACGGAGGTCCCATTTGTTAAATTAACTGCATCGTCAGCTATGAGAGCTGTCCCCACTCCTACGCTCATCCATTGATATTTATCATAAACAAACTCGGCTATTTCTTCCATTATTTGATTTACTTCATTACTTTGAGTTGACATTTTAGTTATACTCCACCCTTACAAAGGTTATATTTATATTAGAGACTCCAGTGTTTACGAGTCGGTATTTTAATTCATCGCCAGAAGTTACAAAATTAAATAACTCTTCATTTGTTCCTCCTGCGAATCCAGAATTTTCGTTTGCTAATTCTATTGAGAAACTTGTTCCGCTAGCTTCAACATAAGGAATTGCTGTTAAGTAAGTACGGTCTCCTTTAACGAAAGGTCTAGAAGTTAATGTTCCTCCTGGAGCTAATGTATAATAATTATTATCTAAATCTAATGTTCCGAAACTATTATTTTCATCAACGAAAAAACTATCAGTCCATCGTTCTCGGAATTTGTTTCTTGAATTGTAACTATATTTTATTTCTTTAGTTGCTAGAGCTGTTCCTGTGTACTCATCTCTCATGATTGCAGTTCCACCCATAAGACTTCTATAATCAGGAGGTACGTGAGGATCTTGCATTTGGAAAGTATCATCTGTGTCGTGTCCATCGTAACTTATGTTTTCGAAATCAACAACAATATTTCCACCGAAATAAAAAGTCTTTATGATCCCATCAGTACTTATCTTTTCGAAATCATCACGCTCACTTCTAAGCTTAAGAAAATCAGCTAATTTGTCTGCCAGAGGTTCAGGAGTATGGTTAAGAGTTAAAGTGATCACCAAGAATCCTTCAGGACTCAAACGAGTACTCTTCTCTAAAATATCTACATCTCCAGTGAACTTATCGCTAACTAATGGAACTTTGTTTCCTGGATTCCAATCAATAACTTGTTGCTGAGTAGTAGGAATAACTTTAACTGTGTAAATATTACTTACTAAATTGTGATTGTCTAAATAATTCCGACAATAAATGTAAGCATCTTCTACACTAACAATTGCATCATCGTCTATGTGTTTTACTTTTTCTAAATTGTATAGTGAAATACTTGCAGCATCAGATAAGTCTTCATAGACCTTACTGAATCCATTATAAAGAATCGTAAGAGTTTCTCCAACCACAGTGTTTACATTGAAAGTTAATTTTCTAATATCAGGTTTGAAATAAGCATCGTAACTAGTTCCTACATCATAATTCTGAACTCCTTCCAGGGCTACCGTTAATTCTGTTCCTGAACTATACTTTACGTTGGTTGCTCCATTAGGAAAATTACTTAGTTCGAACTCTTGAGCTGTTCCACCGCATACGAATTTGTCTTCTGTAGTTACAGGGAATCTAGCACCTAAAACTTTTACTATGTTTGCGAAACGACTATCATCCATTTTTCTACGGAATCTACCTACAGTATTTACTCCTTGACTTATAGTGCTAGTGATTAATGCAAAATCTCTTTCTACTAACCAGAACTTTTTATTCTGATCAACAAACCAAACACGGTTAGCTCTCAATGCATAAGTATCAAAAATACTACTTACCTGTCTGTCCTGGAACAACTGGCTTAAGTAATCTATATCTATGTCTGGAATGCTAGTATCGTCGTAGGTCCAATCAGGAAACTTCTCATCGATAATAGCGTGAAGAATATCTTTCATGTTTCCATTACCTGCGTCTTCTCTGAATCGACCAGTGTATTCTGCTTTCTTTGCTTTGAAAGCGTGACCTTTAGCTCTGAATTTAATTGAGAAACTTTCTTCTTCGTCTTCTTTTTCTATAATAAAACCAGAGAACTCTTTGAAGTAACTATCTACTTTGATATACCATGCTACTTCTGTTCCATAATCATAATCTACAGGAATACTTTCATCTAAACGAAAGTTTATTTGAGGGATCGATCCATCAGAATTAGTTTTAACTACAGGAGTTCCGACTATAAAACTAGTTACGTCTACGCCGTTAAGTTCTAATTTCCAACTAAGAGTCAATTGTTGTACGCCTCCCAAGTCATGTCAACAATAATAAGATTCTTTTTTTCTTGATATGCATATTTGAAAGTTCCATTCTTTACAACATATTTACCAGTTAAATTACTATCTATGTCTGTTGCATCTAAATAGAATTGTAAACTTTCTATAGTTCGAACAATAGCCAAATTAGTGAAACGATTATCACCATAGAGATAAAGAGTTGCTTTCATGTCAGCATCATCGCTTCCGTTGTAGTGTTTGAAATTTCCTTCTCTTCCTGGACTTCTGTTCGTAGTCCAAATAGGTTTCTCGTTTCTATCGAAGCTTCCTTTTACAAAGAATATTTCTGGAGCTGTGTTATTAATTATTGGCGTTGTTGTTTGGAAGATAATACTTCCGCTTGAATCTGTTTGTTTTATTGTGAATACCATTTTATGAATCCTCGAAAGCGTCTCCGCCATCTCCTCCGCCAAAATTATCAGATATGAAGCCGAAAGCTCCCTTTTCTCCGAACTCGAAAACTTTAGCTAAGGTTCTTCTCTTTTCTATCTCCTCATCGAGACTTACAACGATTGCTTCTTGATCTTTTTTTATAGCGCTCATTCTTTCAGCTTGAGTATCTAGAGATGTTAATAGAACTTCTCGTTCTTTAATATCTTCTTTAGTTCCTGCAACTATGTCTTGAATTTTACTTCCAATATCAGCTACAGTTTTTAATTCTGCTTCTCGAATAATACCTTCGTCTTCTCCTTGAGAAATAGCAGTGTCTACATCGACTTGTTTAGTTAATCTTGCTTCATCTAAGAAAAGTTTTTGTTCTTGTAATTGAGTATTTGTATCTGTGACTATTTGTTTAGCTTCGTTTAATCGAACTATATCTTCTGCAGTAACTGATCCTCCATCTCGAAGAGCTTTTTCTGCGCCTGCTAATTCATTAAGAGTTCTTTGAGCAGTAATTTTTTCTAATTGCAATCTATTTATTTCTCTTTGTGCTTCAACTTCTTCTTGAGATTGAACGCCAACTAATCCTTGCAATTCATTACTTAAGTTATTAATATTATCTGATAAGCTTTTCACTGATTGTTCCGTTTCTACAAAACCTGCTTGTAATTTAATGAGTTCATCTTGCCCTGTTTGGAACGCAGCATTAGTTGAAGTTATAGCTGTTTCTGCGTCTGCTTGAGTAGATATGAATGATACAAAAGCCGTGACTACTCCTCCTACATCTGCTTTGAAATTCTGCCAAGATGCACTTCCTCTTTCTATTTTTTCGTTAGCTGTTTCTTGAATAAGACTGAAAGCTTCTACAATGTGTGCGCTGTTTTCAATAGTGCTTGTTGATAATGCTACAGCTCTTTCTTGTTTAGTAAGTTCCTCTGCGCTTTTTCCTATGGAATCAGCGTATTCTCCATAAACAATTTCACTGTCAATAACAATACCTAGGTTATCTAGAATCAAAGGAGAGGCTCTTCCAATACCTGTAACTATATCATTAGCTGCAGACTCAGTACTTACTCCTAGAATCTTAGCTCTAGCAGCTGCAACTTCCAATAGTCCAGGAAGATCATCGGATCGAAGTCCTAAAGCTAATGCTTTGTTTTTTACTTGTAGTAAAGTTAGATCGCTTACTAGACCTTTCGTTGCGTTACGCATCTGTCCTAAGTCTTCTTCAATTTCATCAGCTGTCTTTCCTGTTTGTAAACGTAATGACTGGAACTGTTGTTCGAACTTTAATCCTGCCTTAACACTTTCTATAGCGAACTGTTTCAAGCCATCGACAACTTTAGTAATTGCACCTGCAGCAGTAAAACCTAGAGCTGTATTTGCAACATCACCCATTTTTAAGAACGAACCTTGAGATTTATTGCTAGTATTTTTGATATTTTTTTCTAGATCAGTGATAGATCTCTCTATATTCTTAACTCCCTTAGTTACATTATCTTGTATTAAAAATTTAATTCTAGCTTCGTTACCAGCCATTTATTTTTCCTCATAATTAAGTTTGTATAGTTCATCCATTTGTTCTTCTTTCCATTCTTCTTTTAGATCTTCGTAAGTTTTATTCTTTGCAATGTAATCATCCAATAAAGCGAACTTTTCGAAAAGACTCAAGTTTCCTATATCAAAGAAATTGTAACCATACTCATGAATTATACAGTCTACTTTCCTGATAACACTAAAGCCGTCGCTTTTTTTATTTTTTTTTTTAACTCTTCAGATTTTTCCTTCTCTTCTTTAGTTAAAGTTGGCGAGCTATTCATTGCTATGTGATTTGCTATAAGGAATTTCTCTCGAGGATTTTTAATATCTCTCCATTCCTCATAAGTTTTTACTGGTTTAAAGCATTTTTTAGCGCAAATGTGAGCATCCAAATCATCAACTAATGTTCCATCGAAACTAAATTTCTTTCCTTGGAATCGTTCTCTTTTAATGTTCTCGAACTCGAAGCTGATAAGTGGTATGAATGATATTTCTATTGTTTGTTTCTCTTCTTCTTTTATTTTTTGAAGCTCTTTAACAGTTCCTTCGTAAACTAATTTCTTTTCTTCATCAGTTTCTTTGGCTGCTAGTTCTTTGTAAAGATCTATTTGTTCATCGAAATTATTAATCCAATATTCTATAGCTGCTGGTTGAGGAATTAGATTTCCTTCTTTGTTTCTTATCCATGCATCACTCATCTTCGTCACCTTTTTTAGTCAGGTCCTCGAATAAGTGTTTGTTAGCCGGATCTCTCATGTAAGATTGTACGCAGGCAGTGAATGCTGCTCCTTCGCTGTTGGCATATACTCGACTTATTTTTTTAAAGTCTCTCCATATAGCTACGTTAACGTTGTGTATTCTATCGACTGTTCCTAGGGCGTGTCCGTCCTCGAACTCTTTGTATAGTTTAATTCTTGCTAAGTCCTTTTCTTCTAGACTTTTACTTTCTGGTTCTACCATTTGTTTGTCCTCTGATAATTAAAAAGAAAAAAAAATAAAAATTAAATTACTTACAGTGTGACTGTTCTAGTCGCAATCCAGTAATCTAAAGTAAACTTCAATGTTGCTTCGAAACCTTTGTTAAGTACGAAACTTGGTTTCATAAACAAACCTTTAGCATTGTAACTAGTGTATTTTAGAGATGAACCTGTTGCAGTAACTGGACTAGTAATTTCTACAGTTCCACCTGCAGCACCGGCATTTTTCATACTCCAAGATGTTCCACTTGAAACAGTTCCACCTGAAACAGTTCCACCTGCGCCATAAATGCTAGTCATCATAGCATCGTGAGTATCATCTGTTAAGATAACTTTAATCTCTACACTACTTGCTGTGTCTTCGCCAATGAACGTGTACTGTGTTCCGTCGCTTCCACTAACTAGTTCTTCGCCAGGTTCCCCTACCGCAATGTCAAAATCCTCGATAACAACAGCTTTGATATCATCTGCTGCTGTTCCGATAGTAATTGTACTTCCTTTTGTAATGTGTGCATTTCCCATTTTCGTTTTACTCCGTTGCAATTAAATTGTCTATTTTTAAAATTACTCTTCCCTGAATAGTATTTTCTTTATCAGGATCTCTTTCTGCAGTTCCTTCAGATACTTTGAAAGTTCCAGCTCCACCACTTGATAAACTAAAATCTTGTTTATTAAGTAAAATTCTTATTCTATCCACAGCGTCTGTTGCTGTACTCCAAGGATTATCATCTACCCATGCAGCTATTTGTATTGATAATTCGTCTACTTGAATATTGCAGTCAGGATTATCACCGTAAATTAATGGAGCGTGAAGAACATCATCTAGAACTATTCTTGGATTAACAAAACCTTTTCTTTGATCAACTGGCCTGTTTGCGAAAACATAGTTGTTTGCATTAGCAGTACCTCCAGCGATATCTAGAATTGTAGAAATAAGTGTATTGTCGGCTCTAAGAATATCTCTTACGTGAACCTTTATGTCTTTTAAAAGTGAAGCATAATTTATAGCCATAGTTATTTCTCCAACGAGGAATTTAATATCTAAATGTTCACAACTGAACACCCATACTTAATTTATAGAAATACTTATTTATATAGTATTGACTCAAAAACCAGCATTATTTAACCAGCTGTCCAATATTTTTCTACTAAGACTATCTGTTTGCGATAAAGCAAATGCTGCGCTTCTTTCCATAAAAAACCTTGGATAGATCCGGCTTGTTCCTCGGTTAACAAAATTAGCGTAATTAACGAATCCTCCTTTGGAACCTTGTATTCCTCCAGTAACGAAGTCAACGTTCTTTCCATCATCTGATTTCTCTACTCGAGCAGTGCTTGCCAGATCACCTGTAACTTTAGGAATAAATCTTGATTTACCTACAACTACCGCTTCTGCTGCAACTTCTGTTAGAACCGCTTTAGCTGCATTAGGGAATCTAGAATTAAGCTTTCTCAAGTCAGAGAGTGTTTTTTTTGCATCTAAGATTGCTTGAACCATTATGGTTTATTTTCTGTAGCGAAAGCAACGGTCCGATTATTATAACTCAACAACTCATCGATCTCGAAATCATTAGAAATACCTGCGATAGTTATTTTATAGCCTTCCTTTACAGTAACTCCTTTTTTGAAAATGAATTTTTTAGAATTAATAGTTACTTTCCCACCGCTGTTCTTGATCTCTGTTTCTGTAGGATCTTCGATTACTGTTAACTCGCTGCTTGTTCCTCCGCCCCAATCAGGAACTTCAGTTACTGCGTTGTAAGTTGGAGTGTCTGCACGAGTCGTTAAGATTATTGTTTCTCCAAGCATATCAGTGGCCGCTCTTGCAGCGCTAGTATTATGCAATACCATTATTGCACCCTGTTCTCCAGGACACCATCAGAATCGTATTGGTATCTTTTATCTAGGCTTTGCTTAACCATTCCGGCAGTATTATTTCCTGCGGCAACATTAATATCTTTGATTCTTTTATTGTATTTATCTAAGAAGTGATCAGGATCTGGTTTAACGAGAGTTGTTCCGTCCATTCTAGTTACAAAACCTAAGCTTTGCCAACTGCTAGCTATGAGGTAACACGTGTACCAACGCACAGCTACGGCGTCTGTGCTTGTTTGTTGAGCTGCAGCATCCGCTAACATTAGTTCTATGTAATCGTTCGTCAGAAGAGTTGTATTGTCTTCTGCTATGAGACTGTATCTTACTTTTTGATTTTGTGTTAATACCATTTTCTTTTATCTCCCTTGAAAGTATTGAACAAGAAGAACTAATCCTCCACCTATAAATGTGCATAGAGTGCTTATGGTTGCTATTACTGCTGTTGCTTTTTGTCTGAACTTAGTGTTCTTTCCTATTTTTGTATCTTGAGCGACCATTCTTAATTCGAAAGCATTGATTCGTTTATCTATGTGATCAGTTATTTTGTCAACGTATTTCTCCATAGAAACGCCTGCCATTATTCAATCCCTCTTTTGTGAATGATTTTTGTTATTTTATCACCAATAGCAAAATTAACTACACAATATTTAGATGTTGTATAAGTAGTATCAGTTGCTGGGTTTGCACCAGTTCCAGCTGGAATTAAAACCCAATCATTACCGTGTTGAGCACCTCTAACATAAGTATTCCATACTCCTGCATATGTTCTAGTAACTTTTAAATCATACCAAGTGTCAATTAAAACATAATTAATAGCACTTGAAAATAAAGAAGCTGAACCATCTCTTAATACATCTATAGCTTCAGAAGTTCTAAAATTCAACCAATAAGAACCTGCATTGGAAGTTGTACTATTGCTTATGAATCTCACAAACAATTCTACTGCTGTTGACAATTTATTATAACTCATATACCAAGTTCCGTAAGCTTTATCGCTAGGTAATATTACAGTTCCTGCGCTTGTGCATTCTAAGTATTTTGTTCCGTTAGGATTAAGGAAAACTTCTTCTATTGATATGTTATCTATTGAGAATGCACCACTTCGAGCATAAAGTCTCAATATAGCACTTGCACCAACAGTAGTAATATATTCCACATGATGACCATTTGAATAAGCAGTATAAGTTGTTAAAAGATTTATGTCTCCATCAGCAATTATCAGTTGGCCGCCTCCACTCTGATTAGATATATCAAATGTTACTTTATAATTTTTATTATTAGCGAAACCTACACTTTGTTCTAATTTCTTAGCATTTAACACAGCATCATAATGGGCTTTACCACCACTTATTGTCCAATTAGCATCATAAGTCCAATCAGTATCTGTATCAAAATCTCCATTGGTAACTATATCACTTGTGTCTTGTCCACTAATCTCTTCAACTTTGAAACTTCCTGTTCCTGGAATCCAATCAATCGGGTTTTTTACTTGACCGTCAGCAGGGTTTCCTTCGAAAGTTTCATTAATAAAAACTAAACTATTAAACTCATTAGTTTTTTTAGTTATCCAAGAACTATCCTTTTCATCACTATAAAATTTAATAAAACCTAATTCTAAATCACCATAAATAGCATTATTAAGAGCCAGAGTAACTGCACTCATATCAACATCTGTAGAACTGGTAATAATAATATCATTCCAAACTCCTGCTGTTAAAGTATTTGTATCTACTCCATCAATATAAGCATTATCAAACTCAGTGTAAGTAAGTGTTCCTGCATTAGCTAAAATAAGTTTATCATTAGCAGCCCCTTCAAGAATAACTTCTGTAGTGCTTCCTAATTTTAATCTCATGTGAATAGTCTTTGTATTACCTATATTTCCAGCTGCAGCTTTCTCACTATTAGCTTGTATAAATTTTATTCCCTCGTTATTTAATTGAGGAACTCCTGTAATTGTAAGATTGTTTATTCCTTTTACGTCTTGAGTAAGGTTAGCGTTTATCCCTCCGAATTGGTAACCAGCAATAAGTCCTGTTTCGTCACCATCAACTTCTAAACTCATGTCTCTAAAATTTCTTTTAGGAGGAAAAATTAAAGTTCTTTGTTCGAACTCTTGAAATTTATCAGCAACTTGTATTGTTGTGAAACTGTTATCGTGAACTTCCCAGTTAAGAATATCTCCTGTGAATTTGTGAACTAATGATTCTCTAGTTCCAATATAAAGATTACTATTACTAAGTAAATTAGCACCTCCTGAAAGATGATAAGTTGTTTTCATATCACCATTAAGCCAAACATCATAAGTAGAACCATTCCATATTAATTGTATTTGATTATAACCAGCAGGGATATTATCTTTAATATAAGTAGCTACAGCACTGGTTCCAAATAAAGTAAATGTTTCATCATCGAAAATCCCAGAGGTCGTGCCTAATGAAACTAAACCTAAAGAAGAATGAAAACTACCTAACATATTCTGTGTCGAAGCAGATGTTACTTCATCAGCTAACCAAAACTCCATAATGATTGTTTTGAAATCTCCAGCTACTGTTCCTGAATAAACATAATTTGAATTAAGACATTCTAAAGAATGACCTTTTCCTAAGTTATGCATAGCGTTAGTTCCTACTTTAGTAATAGTGCTTCCTTGAGTATCCAAAAATGTGCCCTTATAGAAGGGGATTGAAAATAAAAGTGACATTATAATTTACCTCGTTTATGTGTTATGTTGTGACAGTCTTTACATAAAACTTGCCCATTATCTTCATCCCATAATTCTATACAATTAATAGCTTTATCTAATGAATCAATATTGTTTTCTTGTAAAATTAAACTTAAAAGTTTTATATGATGAACTTCTAAATATCCACCTCTAGTGTTACATAGTTCGCAAGTATAATCTTCTCGTTCAAAACAAAATTTTCTCCAAACTCTATACTCTCTTAGTGTTCTTACTGCTTGATATATTTTTGTGATTCCTCCTTTCCAAGAACCACATTTATCTCCTCTAATATTTTCGCTACGCCAATTACCTTCACATTCTTTTGAACAAAAATGATGTTTACCTTCAGGATTATAATTTGAACTTACTTGAAAACATTCTTCTTCACAATAATCACAATTAAAAGATGTTCCTCCACCTTTCCAATTATGGTGACGTTCTCCTAAATACATACAATTTTTACAATAGGTTCCTCTTCCTCTAGATAATTCTTTTCCACAATCTTCGCAGTAACTTGGTTCTATACGCCAACCATTATCTGCACAAAGTCTACAACAATATTTAGAGTTTTCAGCTATACTTTTTTGTTTAAGATATTCTTCTCCACAAGAATGACAAATTAATGCAACAGTATTAAATTTAGTTTTTCCTTGACTAGCACATTCTCTACAACAATAATGTTTTTTAAAATAACTAACTTGAGATTTAGTACGTTCAAACTCTTTTCCGCAATTATCACATTGTAAAAATAATTTAGTCATTGGTTGTACCTCTGTTTGCTACTATTAAAATCTCTTGCTACTTCTTCAGCACTCCAAGCTCTATTGTTAATATTTACATTTCCTAAAAGTCCTAAATAATCAGAAGTATCATTAGCTCTTACACCAATAGTTAGATTTACAGTGTCGTTATCAATAACTCCTCCGTTACCAGAACCACCTGTACTAGGCTCTAACTTACCATCTACATATACTAATAAATCAGTACCATTATTTATACCAATAATTCTATGCCACCGATTATCATTGAAAGTAGTAGCAGTTGTATGTGCTTGTTTGGCAGCACCAGAAATAAAAATTAACATATAAATACTTCCGTTTGAAGTATATAAACCATAATTTCTATTTGTATTATCATCTTTAGCTATTATAAATTGTGTTCCAGAACCATTAAATTTAACCCAAGCAGATAATGTTATGCTTCCTGTAATTTGTAAAGAAGTGGGATTTCCACAATCTAATTTACTCGTGCCCCCATCGAAACTCATAACTTTTTGTGCGTCTTGAACAACAGTAACTCCAGTATTTACAATTGCATTTCCTTGTTCATCAACGATTACTCCTCGGTTAGCATTAACATTAATGACTTCACCTTCTTTACTTGGTTCAGTATATAAAATGTTTTCGTGCATTACTTTAACTTCTGCTGCAGATAAAGTTCCTTCATAAATCTCTAATAACTCAAAAGAACCAGTAGTACTATTAGAACCAGTATTCTTCTCAAACACGTGCATTTGACCTAAAGAAGTAGTCACTCCAGAAATAATAATTTCAACCCATTGGTCATAAGCAGGTAACTTAGTAGCTACCTGACCATCAATATAAATAGTTCCAGTGGATACATTTATTGCTGTAGTATTTATTATGCAATAAGCTCCATCTGTTAATGGTCTGAAATCATAAAAAAATGTAACTGCATCACATTTGATTCTTGCTCTGAAACTATAAGTGCTTGTAGGAGTGTTTTCTAGCTCGAAACTTCCACCACCAACACCAGTAAAAATGCCATCAGCTACTGTATAAGATGTAAATCCTGCTGGTAGTAATTTATTAACATCAGCGTAGCTATTGAATGTTTCTCTGAAATATGCGTTTGGATTGTTAGTGCTTTCCTTAGTCATCTTTATTCTTCTTTAAAACAATCTTTGAATGCAGTCCATGTTAATTTACTATCTTCGGTGTGCCATGCTCTCACATCAGCAACTAAGGTTTCCACTTTCAATAAATCGCTTTTCAGACTTTCCTTCAAAGCAACTTCTGTAGATAATTTATAATAAGTAGGAGATACATAAGGTTTAGTTTCAACTTGATTTCCTTCTTCGTCAACTTCGTACTCTGCTAGAACTCTAGGAGTAATAACGAATGTTCCATTCATCTTACTAAGGATTTCAGATTCTAATCTTTTTATCTCACTAGTAACAGTTCCACTATCTTCGAAACTAATCCCTTCTTTGAATAATTGATTTTCATTCTTACCAGCTTTCAAAGCTTCGTAAATCTTTTGAGCCTGTTCAGCAGATAATTCGCTAACTTCAACTTCTTCTTTTTTATTAATAAATAATGTCATTTTTTATACCTCTAAATTTCTGGATAGTTATGATAATAAACTTTAATATCAGCACTTGGCACTGAAGGATATTGTTTTATTAGCTGTCCCATTTTATTTATCTTGGCACCTTAGTTATGAACGGAGTCCATACACTGTCTGTACCTGTATCTGCAACTTTTGCTAGGTCAAATCTCATAAAGTTAGCTCCATTAGTTGGAATCACTATGCATTCTACTAATGCTGCTTTATCTCTTTCATAAACATGTGGACTAATAACAGATACACCAGTTGTTGTGTCTGTAGTTGTAGTTTGATAATCAACAGCTCCTGCTGCACTTGTTAAAGTAACAACTTTCAAATAAGAATTATCTGCATCACTTGCTGTTTTAGAATAATGAAATAAGATATCACTATAAGCTCTTGTATCAATTACTGCTCCTTCAACATAAGCAACAGTTGTTGCTGTTAATACTGTATAAGCTTGTGGGCTTGTTGCTAATTTCGGTGCGTTAGCTTGAGGGAAGTTTTTGTCTCCGCCTAAAGTATCATCGTAAGCAGCTCCTTTAAGATTACCTTTAATGTTACTTTGTAAATTAGTAGAATTACCGTCACCGACTTCTACTTGATTTTGATTGTACACAGCTCCTGCTAAAATATTATTGCTAGGTGCAGCGCTACCGTGAGTACCAACAGTATCAGCTAAAGATTCTACTGCAGTTTCTGATTCTGCTCTAGGAACATTAGTATAAATTACGAAACTATCGGAAGCTACGAATGCAGCGCCGACAACAGTAAGAACATTAGCTGCTAAAGTAAATGCTGCGTCGTTTCTAGTATAAGTTTTAGTTACTGATCCGTCAGTCGCTATTTGAACAACGCTCACTATATCGTCTGCTGTGAATGCAGCAACGCTCGTAGGGAAACCACTAAGAGTGATTGTTATTGCCGAAGCATAAGCTGTTGTGAAGTCAGCGTTTGTTCCACTGTCTTTACCTAAATAACCGCTTGTATCGACATTGTTATTGGTAACGTCTAAGTTATCGAAAGAAGCACCTACTAATTTGGTACGAACAACTGGACGTCCATCAGAAGCCACATCGAATTTATCATATTCTTTTCTACTGTAATCATCGTTTAATCCCATTATTCATCACCTTTAGGTTTTTTCTTAAAAAAAGATCTTCTCTTAGTTTGTTTCTTAGCGCCTTTCTTAGTTGCTTTTTTCTTTGTTTGTGTTTCAACAACGGTTTCTTTTTTAACAGGCATAATTATTTCTTCAACATATTTGTTATCAAATAATTGTTTCTCAATACCTTTGATTTGTTCTTCTGTTAATATCTCGTCGTAAGTATGAATGTGACCGTTAATAGCTAATCTCTCTATAAGTACTTTGTATTTTTTCAAATTGCATCACCTGAAATATATTTAATCTAGCGGTCTTGATCCTTTTTCAGGAGATCACTAGGGATTATTTTTAGCCTTACGTTACAAATTATTCATAATGCAAGGGAGTTAATTAAATAAAAAAAATAAAAAAAAAGTTAAAGATTCAATCTTAGCTATCAAGACCAGTTATCTTTCCAATACTTGTAGGGAAAATAACTTCTACAGGACCACCACGAGCATTAGCGACACCTTTGATGGTTTCGTAAGCTGTATTAGTCTGCATGGTCGTATTAGGAGATTTCGCAATTGGAACTCTCACTAAGCCTTTATCTTTAGGAATAAACATAGCCACACCGTTAGCAACTGTACCACCTGCACTTAAAACTGTACCTGCGGTAAATGTAGTTTCTGAAACGATTTCTATAAGATTAGGTATTGCATCCAAGATTTGGTTGATAATACTCTTATCATTATAGGTGTTTCCGAACTTAGTTAACTTAACATATTCCTTATCAGCCATAACTAAACTGTATGGTTTCTTTCGGAAAACAGCAGGTAAACTATTGAAGTAAGCAACAAAGTTACTCGCAACTGTAGTCATACCGTCAATGTCAGTTCCAGTAATTGCTGTTACACCTGTAGCTTCTAAGATTCCTGTAACTCCAAACTCTGCGTCACCTTTATATGCAACGTCGTTAAGTTTTTGATTAACAGCTTGTGTAGCTCGTTCAATAACTTCAGTATCTAAAGGCTTTCCCCAAGTTCTGGAATTAGCGATGTCACTAAATTTAAGTTCCCAACTAACTCCTTCTAGGAAGAGGTTGTAAGCAACTCTTTGTTTAGTAACCATTAGACCAGGTGCTTCACTTAAATTACGTAGTAATTTAGCTGATCCTTCGTCTGTGTCCGCAACGTCATAACTATCTGTTTCAGCGTTAGGATTTGCTATTGTTCTAAATTCAAATACACGGAAAGCTGTTAAGTCTGAATCTGGGATTCGGTAAGTAACTTCTTCGATGTTTTTTACTTCTTCTTCTGAAAGAAACGTCTGTACTGTATCATTGTTCATCATTTTTGCATACCTCTATAGTGGAAGAATTGTAATCTCCGCATCTGTACCTGCAGCAGTCAATGCAATACCAATGGTATTCAGTGTTTTTGTTCCTGCAGTTGATTCTACTGCGATTTGTCCGCTAGTAGCCATGATTACAAAATTACCGATTGCGATTACGCTTGAAGCGACACCACGGATTGGTTGAGATCGTAATTTAACTGGTACGTTTGCAGCAGCAATGTAATTGTCTGTTCCGTTTGCAGCGAAATACTGTTCTTCTCGAAGAACGATTCCGATGTATTCGTCGTCAACAGCTCCACCTGCAGCAATACCGCTAGATGAAACAGTTACTAGATCTCCTGGAGTAACTGCACTTGCAGCTTTGAAATTCATTCGATCTGTTGGTTGTGGTAAGGGTCTTTTAACTGCCATTATTTTTCAGCCTCTTCTGTTTTTTTTAATTTATTAACCCAGTTTGTAGTAGGGTCTTTAGTTACAGCATCATTTTTCTTAGCAGCAGGAGTTCCTGCCATGTCTGCTGAGATATGCTTTGCATCTTTCTTGCCGTTCTTTTCAATAAGTTTAGCATGGTAACTCTTGATTAGATCGTCTGAAGCTTCATTTAGTAAATCTTTGAAATCAGGATTTGCTTTCACAAGTTCATCTTTCATAGTATCTAAAGCTACTTTTTCTGCATCTTTGAATTGTTTTAACTCATCTTCAGAAACTTTGAATTTCGCATCTAATTCAGCTTTCGCTGTGGTTAGACTTGCATTTTCAGCTTTTAAAGAATCCATTTGTTCAACAACGTCGTCAGATTTAGCTTTTACTAATTCAGATTTTAAACTATCTCTTTCCGAGGTTAAACTTTTTACTTGCTCGATAAGAGCATCATTTGTTTTTTCTACCATAGATTGTTCACCTATTTTTTTGTTAATAGAGTCTGCGCCTATTCCTCCCACTGGGGCAGGCATTCGGCCAGTTCCAATATTACCGTGAGCATCCATTAATATACTGTTGTGATCCAGTACAATGTTTGTTTGGACGTAATCGTATTTTACACCATCGTGCATTCCTTCTGCTTTTACTTGATCGTAATTGAAACCAATACTTGTATCGATTATGATTCCGTCTTTGTAATCATCAATTACTTTTTGAGTTAGATCTGTTTTGTAAAGAATGTAATCAGCATAACGTTTTCTACCATCTAATGTTTTCTTTCTAGATGGTTCGCTCAAGAAACCAACTGTATTAAGAGCTTTGAAATCAGAACTTTGTCCAGCCAGATGAGTATCTGGATGTCCAGGGAAATCACTACGCATAGTGATAGGAACATTATCGACTCGTACTTTCTGGATTTCTTCTTGAGGTTTGAAAGCAAAACCGTCGCTGTATGGCTGGACTAGCTCCGCCATTATAGGGACATCGTATATAACAATTTTATCCTCTGTTTCCTTAAAATGGAGACCTTCTATTTTTACATTATCGTTAGCTTGATTTACCATAGTAATAATTCTATAGGTAAACTTCTTTATATAGTATTGACTCAATATTAAGAAATAGATATGTAATAAGATATAATTATGTCTTAAGATATAACTATATCTAAGTCGCCATCTAAGAAATATTTAGACTCTCCTTTAGAAAGACTATCTATTTGAGAAACAGTCAAGCCAACGATCCGGCTTCTGCAATTAATGTGAAATGGTGCTTGGTAATCTCCTGTACTAAACGGTTCTCCGATCTCTCTGATTTCTCCGTTACCTTGCAAACAAATGTTGGTTGTTTTTCCGTCTATGACTGCGACCCATTGTTTGTGAGTAATTACTCCGCTTTCTTTATATCCGAAACTGAAACTTTGGTTTGCTGTACGGTCCGTCTCGGTGATCACTTGGCTTACTAGACGGCTTTGTTTACTTTCGAAAATACTCTTAACTTCTTTTTTTAATTCTGCATTAGTAAAACTCACACCGTTAAGATCAGCATTTGTAAGAAATAAACTTATCTCTTTTCCAATAGTATCCATGAGATCGAAAGTAATTATTCTAGCGTTATTTTTCAGAACTAATTTAACGCCATTAGCTTTGTTCAAATCAGTAAGGCTGTTTGCTTGAAGGCTTAATTCTTTTTCTACACTTCTGAGTCCTTGGTCGAATACTTCATCTAAGTATTTATCAATGACTAGGCCGAAGTTTTCTTTTTGAGAAGTAAGTACTTGGTCTACTTGGCGAATAATTTGGTTGTAATTGCCTTCGACAGCGTCTTTAGACATTTAATCATCCTCAGAATCTGTATTGAATGCCTCGAAAACATTAGCAATTAATTTACCAGTGTTAGCGTATTGTTTCGCCATGTCTCGTAAATATTTCTTCTCAGTTACTTGTATAGGTTTAGGAAGAGTGCTTCCTTCTTTGATCGCAACATCTAAAGATTTCTTTACATCTTCATCGCTTACGTTATGTTGAGAACAAACGTGTTTAGAATCTAAGTTTTTATCAGGATTAATTTCTACAGGTTCATCTTCTAGTTTGAGCCAGGGGTGTCTGTTAGATAAATTATTACTTGCGTCTGATTGGCTAATCAAACCGCTTCTTGTAGCTATATCGAATGCTTCAACGTCTAGTTTGAAAGTCTCTGATTGTTCCTTACGGTTCTCTTCGAATGTAGGCAGCCAATCGAAATCTTCATCAGTTAGATCTAATCCGAATCGAGCAGCTAAAGCCTCATAAATAGGTTGTACTTCTTCGACTTGTTTGGATCGAACGCTAGCGGATAAATCTCTCTCGTTAACTTCACTTCCAGTAACTGCGCCTGCACTCACTCCTCGTAATATATCTTTAGGGATACCTGAACCTGCACTTATATTATCTAAACATAACTCCCAGTATTCAGTTGGTTTTAGGGCCTTTCCTTCAGCTCCTTTGAAATCGAAAGTGTAACGATCATCGCTTATGAATCCTGTCTGACTGTTGATGTCTCTAAGAATACCATTGTCTATTAATTCAGATATCTCACTTATAGGATTACCAGCCCCATCTATAGTGTCTTGAGGATTGTTTACTGTAATTACAGGGAAACCTTGTCCTGCACGGAACATAGCTTGACCGCTACTCCATAACATATTATCAGCAACTTGTAATGAGTTGTATATTGGTTCGTAGAAACTAGATTCTTCGTCGTTGATTCTTACTCTGATAATTCTTGATTCGTGAACAGGAAATTTAGATCCAGAAGCAGTATAAATTTTGTAAAGTTCTTTATCTTCGTCTTCGTAATTTTGTTTAATATCAGTCTCTACCCAAGATTCAGGAATGACATAAAAGTAATCAACCACGCCGTTAGTAGGTGCAGGTGTTGCCCTATCAGCAACTGTATTAACGTCAGAATAACCAACATATACTAGTGCATAACCGCTTATGCTCGAACACTTCCAAGAAGTGCTAGTAATAGCATCCATGTTGAACTCTTCTCGTAATCGAGTGAACTCATCGTTGTTAGATACGAATCCTTTTTTGAAAATCTCTCCTTGATATTTATTGAGTATTTTTCTGCCCATTCCTTGTCTGGAATAGATCTCTAAGAAATCAGTATTAGAAAGAACTTTCTTCCAATAATTAGCATTAACAACTGTCAAGGATTTTGCGCCAGGACTTTTTTTAGCCTTATCAACAGGTAGAGTATCATTAGTCATTTTAGTATCCAATTAATTTTAGCCTTTACTTCTTTATATAGTATTGACTCAAAAGATTATTCTTTCTTAAATTCGTAATAGCAAACTAAGAAAGGTCTGTTGCCTCTCATTTCAGGCTCGTAAGATTTGTCTAAACAGTTGAATTTGTATAATGCTTTTAGATTGTTCCATGCAGTAGGATATTTTAATCCGAACTCTTCCATAACATCGAAAGTATTCACTCTCCCTTTTTTTCTTATGAACTTTTCTAATTCTTTGAAATAAACCACTTATAGTTCCTCACCGTTTCCTCGATCTACATCTGGGAAGTATCCGAATGCGAAGTTGTAGCTCCATCCTTCTACGAATCTTTCAATTTTCTTATCACTATGAGGAATAGGTTTTAGATTAATTATAGCTGTTATTCCTAGTTTGTTAGCCCATTTGAAAAGGAGACGTATGATCAATAATCCTCTTCCTAATGTAGCGTCTACGTTGAAGCCTTGCATTCTGCTTTTCTTTTTCTTATTGTAATATTTGTAGAAGATGATTTTCCAAAGAGTAACATCGTTTTTCTCAGGGTTAAGAACAACACATCCCATGTCTTTTACGAAGTCTCCTATGATTTCTTTCTTGACTCTGTATTCCATAATGTTCCATTGGCTTGCGTGAGGAATGTTATATCCTTCTCTTGATAATTTTAAAGGGTATTTTCTTTTGTTGATGGCTTCTTCCATTCTTTCGTGCTGACCGTAAAAAGCTGCATCTGCATCTTTTAGTTGTACGAAGCTAGGACTGCTTCTTTTGATTAGCACGTGAGCCATTAACTTTTCCTCGTAAAGGATCTTCCAGGGCATGATGGTTTTTTAGTTGATGATTTTGGTTTCTCTTCAGCTCCTAAAAGGATTTTATCAACTGCTTTTTTTCTTAGATTAAGTCTAACTTCTTCAGTAGTTAGTAATTCAATAGGCTCTTCATCTTCCATTCCAGGAAGACCATCAACAGAAGTTAAACTAGGTTCATGTTCAGTTGTGGCTAATTGTTCACTCTTCTTTTTTCTCTTCGTTGTTTTTTTCGACATTTGGATACACCTCGTGGTAAAATCTATTAGCAGTTAAATTATAAAAATCATCCATCTCTTTGAAAGTAGAACAGGACTTAGTAAGAATTTTAACTGGTAAATCATAATAACTATTCATAAAAACTCTCTCTACAAGAACCAAGCCTTTACTTCTGTCTCTATCGAAAGTAGCGCAAACAATAATAGCGTACTCACTATGGTTTTTCGGAAAAACCCAAGTCTTTTTCTTAACGAAATTTAAACCTCTCAACGGTTCACTCTCCGTAACGGTCTAGTAAATTTAATGAAAACTCCTTCTTCAGGATATTCTGGTTTAAGACATTTAACTGTGAAAGGAGAAAGACTTACTATTTCTGCACACACCATTCTGAATCTAGTGCTATAATAACCTAGGCTAACTACGACGTTTGCATGCGCAGGTGTTGGATCGTTCGTGTTCATTAAATAAACTGCACCTAATTTATCGCCTACTTTTAATCCATCAGCTTCTATAGAAACATTCATTTGCCAGAAAGTAAATCCTGATCCTTCATCTTCGTTGATGTTTAATACAGGGATTGTATCTACGATTATAGTTTGAACTGAACCGTCTAAGAATTGCAATGTCAATAAGCTTGTTGTTTCTGCCTCACACATAAAATCTACACCTATAATAAAAAGCAAGAGGGAAAGGAAACTGCGATAACCTCACCCTCTCTACAACATCAACTACGAATAGTCCATCTTGCGAAGATAATTATTTCTTGAGATAGCCGATTAAAAGCAATGTAGCTCCGAGTATTGCGAAGTATTCTGTACTGCTAGAAAGAGCGTAGTCTAAAAATCCTACACTTAATGCTATCCATCCTGGTATTTTGTATCCTAAGTTTTTCATTTTGTTTTTCATATTTGTTCACCATTAGTAATTGTATATACTTAAATAATCACTTGACATATATAAATGTTCCCCTTCAACACCCCAATGGTTAAGAGGGATCATCTTTTCTCTGTTAATCTTATCATGTTTTCTAACCATTTTTACCTCTTCAAGAATCCACCTTTGACATAAGACGCAGGTGCAACCTCACTATAAATCGCATAACGCAAAGCATCCATCAAATGATCATCTTCCTTGACAGGACGCTCACCTTCTTTTCCCTTAAGCCAACGATAAGAATTAAGCTCTTTGAGAGTATGAACACAGTGATCACCAATCAATAATTGATTCTTAGTAATCAAACCACTTACAGCACTTATTCCAGGAACTACAGGATTCTTAGCCTTCAAACAAGTAAGGTATTTGGATCGACTCAACTTATCTATACTCTGAGGATCTGATGGATCGTGATAAACAATAATTCTTTTATGTATTTTTATTGACAAAGCTTCTAGCCAATCTCTAAGATCTTCAACTGATGCTGATTTTTTGTAGAACTCTGCGAACAACTCTCTATGACCATCACCGCATACTCCTAGAACCACACATGACCTAGGTAATGGAAAGTTACTGTCTGCTCCAGCAACAATGCTCCTATAAAATTTAGGATCTAAAAAAGTACTCTTAGGAACAATGTTCTTACTATCTAAGTCTTTGTAAATTACTCCTTCAGCCTGAACCCACTTACCAAGAAGAAGCCTGTCTCTGAATAAACCAGTAAGGTTTTCTTCCAAGCCCTCGATGTATCCCTTAGGTAAATTCTTTCTATTATCGTAAGGAGTTCCTAAGAAAACATCTCTTTCTTTTTTTAGAGAAGGATTTAATTCAGGATCAACAAAGAAGAATTTGTAAAGATGATGGTGCGGTCCGTCAGGGTTAGTTGCTCCGAACATCTGCCTAGGTATTAAATCGTTTTGTTCTTCTGTTAAGAAATCAATCTTCCATCTCAAACGAGTCCCAAGCATGTCGAAATCTCCCTTATCTATTTCAGTGATCTCATCTACAAATATCCAGCCGTATTCTGTACTCCCAATCTTTGTAGGGTATTCTCCGTTAGCTTTTTTATCCAAACCGCTGAATTGAATAGTGCTTGTTATTCCTGGTATTCTTGTTTTGTGAATTAGAACACCGTCTGATTTGTTGAAACTGATTATTAATTCTTCAGGTATTATTGATAGAAGAGTTTGTAGTGTACTTCCTTTGATTGTGCTTGCTTCTTTTCTGCAAATCAAACCTCTGTTGCCTGGGTACATGTATCCCATTAAGAATCCCTTCATGCAACCACAGAAACTTTTACCTGCAGCTACAGCTCCGCTGAATAAAATGAATCTCTTTGTGCTTTTTATGAAGTCGTCTTGTTGTTTGCTTGCCGGTGTGAAGTTTACGTCTTTCATATTCTTAGTTTCTTGTATCTAGAGTTGTTTTTTATTTTTGGAAATAAATGTTTAATACACGTCTTGCATATATAATCAATGTGTTTTTTGTTTATATCTATTGCGTTCTTTAATCCTGATCGGTGATAGCTGTTACATAAAGACCAAGGATGAGATACTGTTTTAGACCAGATGTGCATTACTGTTCCTGTTGGGTGTTTGCTGAATGCGAATCCAAAAGTTATTAGCTTTTCCGCACGTGCAAATCCACATAGTTAATTGAGCCATATTAATTGTTTAGTTGAGTTTCTAATTGAGCTTTCATTTTCTGAAGACCGTACCATTCTTCTTGAGTTTCCATGCTCCAATCGTGAACCATTGATTCAACAGCAGTGTTCTTTGCTTTGTAGACTCTTTCTACGTCTCGACTTATCGCCATGCTTTGGATCGTGTTTATTGCTGTTATTAGAAGTACTATGTCTTTTTTGTTTTCTATGTTTATTTTTAGTTCCATTTTATATTCCTCTTTTATTATAAAGCGAGGAGAGCAGGATTCGAACCTGCATCGTAGGAGTTGTATTTTATTGAAGGCCTTCCCTACATCATAGCCATTAAACCATCTCCTCATAAAAATAAAATGCTATCCTTTTTGGTGGTCTGAGAAGGAATTTAACCCTTAATTGCAGGCGATAGCTTTCCCTCAACTTCGTTCAGACATGATAGGTCCTTATCGGCTCTCGAGCGGACCAGACTCTCAATGAAGGAGAGAAAAATTAAACTCCTCGGCCAAGACTAAATAATTAAAGGGGTGATAATCATACCACAGGAACTGTAATCTGCTTCTTGTGTTTATTAAGCTTTGTAACAAAACCTTTATTTTCTTTTCCGCACCGGCTGCAAATCTTAGGCTTATCTTCGTGTGCCTTTGTGTGTCAGCAATGAGGGCAGTTTCTTTTTACTGTGCAACTGTGGTTTCCTGTTCTGTTGTGATCTCTAGTTCTTCTTATTGTTTTCATTTCTTTTTCCTCGTTAAGCTGCAGTTCTTAGCCTGAGCAATAACTTTTCTTTTGTAAGGATCCGTTCCATTAACAAATTCCCATTCATAAATATCTTGATCGTAATCGTAGTCCATATTTACACCTCATTATCGTAATGAACATCTAAGATATAAATTACTTTTTTGAAATCTTCTTTCAGCAAACAAGTGCTTTCAGAATTATAGCTAGGATTATTCTGCATGAAATCATTAGCTATTTTTATATATTGTATCTGCGCTTGACCAGGAGTTACTTCATGGTCTTTTACTATTTCATCTATGTTCGATTGTTCTTCTTTTCCGTATGTAAAACTCATTTTAGCTCTCCTCTTTTTCTAATTTCTTGATGATTCCTAATATAACACTACGAGCAGTCTTCAATTTATCAGCCTGATGTTTTAATTCATTTATCATGTCTTGTTTTTAGCATAAAATCCTTTTCTTTATTCATTCTTCTCCACCGAGAGCTTGTTTTATTAGTTCTGGATTCTCACTCATACTGATAGAATCATCAACCAAAGCCTCTAGATCAATAACTCCAGGGTTAACCTGATAGTTTTTCCTCATAAGGTTCTTTATGCCGGCAATCTTGAAAGCTTTATTCTCCATTTTCCAAACGAACCAAAACCACTTCCTGATTGCAATTTCTTCTCTTAGCAAAAATAGGAAACCTTTTGTTCTTAGTGACCTTGTTCTTATTCTTTCCTCGAGTAAAGCTAGATAATTCACTAACAATATGCAGTCCTTGTTCTTGGAAAAACTTCTTCAGAGCAGTCTCGAATTTAGAATTTAGTCCGTTCTTAGATACTAAATGTATCTTTGTTCTTTTCATAGGTCTGCCTTCTTGTTCTAATTCTAGGCTTCCTTGGTTCTCTCCTTTTTTATTACATAGTAAGTATTTAGTCATTTTCTTTTCACACTATTTGTTGTCCAGTGATATATATAAATCTTTACAACACCTGAACAGGGACTAAAACTTTATCCTCTTCGTCCTTGATAGATTTGAACTCTTCAGCAGCTAAAGTTATTTGTCGTTGGAACTTAGCCATGGCAAAATCTCTTTCTTCTTCTAGTTTATGTATCTTCATTAGAGCGTACTGTTTTTTGTTCACACCGAACTCTTCAATGATTTTATTGCTTACCCATGCAGATAGATCGAACTTAGGAAATTCCTCTCGGTGATCACTTAGTGCAATGTATGCTAATGGTTTTAGAATTACTCCTTTTTTTCTTTTCTTTCTGTTATCACAATCTTTCATCCTTGACATTTTGTTTACCTCTGTCTATACAGCCTGTCTATACAAAACCAAAAACGTTGTGTGTGTCTTCCTTAAAGCTTACAGAAGCTCTAAAAGGTTTCTAAAAAAGGTTTCTTAAAAAGCGTTCAAAATAGGTCAAATCGACAGCTTTATATAGAAAAGATACTCAATGTTTATTAATTGATTTTTTAGTACCCTTCCTTCATAGGAAATGTTTTTGTATAGACGGTGTGTATAGACACACCGTACCTTTTTCTAAAGTTATTTAATATATAAATCTTGCTCACTACATATAAGTTACTAAAAGAATAATTATTGTTAAATATTTAAAAACAAACTAGCTTTTTCAAAGAACTGATCTTCATAATAATTTCCATTTTTTCTTTTTTCGTTTATTTCATCTTGAGAATGAACTTTTCCATGACATTTCCTGCATAAAACTAAACAATCTTCTAATTTAGGAGGGTAACAGTATTTTTTATGATGTATAATTAAGTTATTTTCAAAAACACCACACAATTCACATCTTCTAGGTAAATGTTTTTTTAATTTGTATCTAGTATAACTTCTTATTTGATCTTTAGTTTTGTGATTTTCTTCACTCATTTTATTCCTCTGTAATCTCAGCCTTAGGATAATCAATAATAGGATACTCAGAAATGTCACTATTAACAACTAAGTTGAATACGCCCTGATCGTGAGACTGAGTGGGAGCCTTGAAACCAAACCTTTCGATAATGCTAACGTAACGCTCAGAACAGTCCATAAAGGCCTTGGAACCTAATAAACTTATCTTAGGGTTAGCGTTCATCGAGAGGGCTGCTAAGCGCTTAAGAACAGCGTATCCTTGGCTTGCTATCTCGTTACCTAGGGTTTTGACGTCTAGACCGTAGTCTTCTATGTACCATTGTCGCCACTCAGCTATTCTTTGGTAAGGTATGTCCGCTTTGTCTGCGTAGTCTCTTGTGTTGATGTTTATTGCTCCTACTTGGTCTGCGTATGCTATGAATATGTCGTATGGTTTCTTGTATTTGTTGCAGAGTTTTCTTTTGGTTGATCTTCTGTCTATGCTTTCTGCTGTTTTTTTTGCTTTCGCTAGGGCCTTCTTGTTTGTTTTTGTTTTTACTCTAGCTTGTTTAACCATTCAATCCTCTTCTCTGAAACAGAAGTCCATGTAATCAGTAAAAGTGTACCAATACATATCATGCATAACTCCCTCTCTTCCTGGAATAGAATCTTGATATTTCTTATAGGCTTCCCAGCTTTCCCTAGTGAAAGGTATTTTCTCTCTAGGTGTAAACTCTCCTTTAAGTGTCATGTTCTCAGTCCCTCTTCGTAAGCAACGCATAGCCTTTGGAAAGCTTCCTTAGATCCTCCGTTGTCAGGATGATAAATCTTACAAAGACCTCTATAGGCGTTCTTGACTTCCTTAGGAGTAGCCTGAGGCCTTACGTTCAATATCTCATACCACTGGTCACCTGCGGTTAGTTTAAGAACACTATCATCAGGGGTAGCCTCGAAACCTAATAAGAAGTTATCGAAGATATCATTAGATAATCCTTCTTCTGAACTCTCTACGCCGTAAGCTTCTAATGCTCTGTATAAATAGCTGATTGTTAATTGGGCTGCTCGTAGGTTATCGAGTTTGTTCTTGTAATTAGAACACTTGAAAATATATCTCTTGCCGTTACGATCGAAAGTGATTTTAACCTCTACGTCTTGATCGTCCAATAAATCTCCTTGGTCTATTTTCAAACTGGTAGCGTCCATCTTACGCATGATGCTTGTTAAGTCTCTGATAACGGTTGTTTGTTGTGCTGTGAATTTTCTAGCCATATTATTTTACCTGTATTAAACGTGTAGCTCCATTGCGGCCCTTAGCGACCTTCTCAACAGAAACTAAACCCTCACTCTCTAAAATATTTACTTCTCGGAATAAAGTCCTTGAACTATGAGCATATCCTTTAGAAAGCATTTTATTATATAGCTCGCCAGAAGTATAAGTTTTAGCCTTAATTAAGGACAAAATAATATCTCTATCCTTCTCGGCTTGAACTCTGGTTCTCTTCATTCCTTTCCCCTTTTGAACTCGTGACTGCACTTAGGGCAAGTAATAACTATGCTTCCTAATTGCTTTACTTCCTCAGGTCCAGCATCAGATAAATCACTTAGAGGTTCAACATGTAATGCGACGGGTTCTAGATCAATTGTAATGTTCTGAACAAGATCGATAGTATTTAGCTCGAAGTAATGAAGATACTCAGTTAATCCTTTTTTGTTAATCTTAGCATACTCTGAAGAATAACTTAGAACATACTCTGCAGCTTTCTTTTCGTCTTCTGCAATTATCTCTACATAAGGAATTTGTTGATCAACTTGTTTTTCTTGACCAGAGAACATATATCCTTCGTTGAGTAATTCTTTGAAAACTTTAACTCTGTGGTGTCCGTCGATAATATTGTCCTTCCAAGTAAAGATTGGCATTATTATTCCGTTTTTTATAATGTTGTTCTTTAGCTTTGTTAGTTTATCGTCGCTGATAGTTTTTAGTTTCTGTTGGAAGTGCCTGAAATCATTAATTGGTTTCATTGGCAATCCTTTAATTTTTATATCGATAATCATTTTACTTAACAGGTTGTTTAGATATTCTGCTCATTACTTCGTGACCTATCTGACCGCTCATTAAACCAGTTTGCATTTCTTGGCAAACAATTGTAGCTTCTAAGCTAGTGAGGTTTCTTGATTGGAAGTGTTTGAATAAAGCATTTACTTCTGCCTTCATTGCTTTTTCATTAATGAAACTTTTTCTTTGATCTTTAGCTTCTACATTATCTTTTTCAACTGCTGGTTCACTAGGAACAGCTTTATTTTCCATTGTTTTATCTTCTACCATTTTAGTTACCTATAAAATTTTATTTAATTGAGAAATAATATCTCCACTTGTATGAACGGGATAAACCTTAAAACCGTATGAAGCATTTTTCTTACTGAACTGTTCCTCGCTTTCTGTGTGCAAGACTTCAATAGCAAAAACATCACCACTTCCTAAGACTAAGATATCAGGTCTGCAGCCGTTCTTTAATTCAGCTTCAGATAAAAAATTGTATCCCTTAGTTCTTAAGTAATAGCCTACTTCTAATTTAGCTCTTTCATGCTCTAGCGTATTTTGATGATGCACTGCAACATGGTTGAAAGCTTTCTTACTTAGAGGCTTACAGTGTTCGTTTATCTGTGCGTTGATTAGTTTTCTGTTCACTGGACAAAAAATAACACTTGACATATATAAATGTTCTTAAAAAAAATAGTAGGAAGGAACAGCAGCAGAAAACAAATATTGAGGTAAATGACTAACGTACCACCGTCCTTCCAGTAAAAAGAAAATTATCTATAAATTCCGAAACCAACTTCTTTGTTGAAACCATTAAGCTCCCTACAAACAACACTTGCTTGTATTCCATTGAAAGGACCTTGTCTTTCGAACATTAGTCCTGCGAACTTCTGATGTATATAATGTGCCTTTCTTGATCTGTTGCAGCTTTCTCTTTTGCATTTGAAAACCATATCTTTGAAAGACTTGTAAATATTAAGCTGTTGAACTACCCATGTGCCGCAGTAAGGACATTTGATAACCCAGTGTTCAAACATCTTTACCCCATTGTTCTGCCATTGCTTTTGCTTTGCTGAAAGGTGGATTCATCCAACAAGTTCTAAAAGATATATCTTCTTTTTTTACTCCTTCGAATTGAGAAGCATAGTAATAAGTTTTAGTATTGTCTATTGATGCGCAACAATCAAAATTAAACTCATATTGTTTGTTAAGTTCTTGAAATAAATCTTTTGGTGTTCTCCAAGTGTCTCTATCTTCTTCCATTTTAGAAACCTGTCTCCGATTGATTGACTTTACCAGTTCCCTTACACAAAGGACAACACACGACTTTTTCTCGAACAAACTTATCTCTAGTTGTTTCGTTAGATACAACCCAGACAATACAGCTTCTTCCAGTTATAGAGCAAGGTCTTTTTTCTTTCTCAATGACTAAGCCATAATCGAATAGTTCTTTTCTTCTAGGGCGAACAATGTTTGGATCAGCGTATCCTAGGAATGTCATTATTTCTGAATCGGTTAATCCGTTCAGGCTGTGTAGTAATGCTTCGTAGACTTTCCTTTGTCCATCGCTAATGAGACCTTCTTGGTTTATTTCTCTGTAAGTTATCTTGCTAGTTTCTTGAACCACTTTAATCCTCCAGTAAGTGTTTGTCTTTGTGAATGTTACCAACAATAGTTATATCCCAATCACCATGCAATTCTATAAATGTCATGTAACTGTCTTCAACTTCATCGCACGCAAATATGAAAGCAGCTGATTCAAATTTAACATAACCAACTTTTTGTATATCTACTTTATTGTAACGTGTTGAACATTTCAGAATATCTCCTTCGTAGATTTCTTTACCGTTCTTATCTAATAATCCTGTGAACTGCATAATTTCAAGTTCAGTAAAATCAGGAGTATTAACAGATACTACTAATTTTCCATAACTAAGAAATGAGTTTATTCCTTCTTCTTCAATAGATGTTTCATCATACATGGTTTCTGTTTGTTCATCCCATGCTCTAAATTTAATTTGTCTCATATTATTTTAGGCAGGATACCCAGTCACTTCAGTGCTGGGAGGAATGCCGTCCTCCTTTAAGTTGTTCTGCGAGAGGTCACATTGGTTAACCTCTGGTTTGTGTAGTTTATATTCTAACATCAAATGTGGAATCGGTAAAAACTGAACTAATCTCGTTTGTGATTTAAATTTATCTTTTAACTTCCTTAGTTGTTTTTTTCTATTAGCTAATAAACACCAAGGAGTTTTACAGGAAGAATCTGTAAATCTTGAATTATTTTCTTCAAGAATCATAGCTTTATCGTAATTATGAGGTTCGTTTTTATGGAGTTCTTTGAAACCTTCTTCTTTCATAAATGGGCAAATATAACATCTTGATTTTTCAGGAACTCTTAGACCAAGTGCCTTAATGAGTTCTTTACATCGTTCTCTTCCTATGTTGTATTGTAAAAGAGGGTAAACTGGAATATATGGAAGTCGTTTAAAATTATCCCTTCCTGTCTTTTTGTTTTTTTCTTTCCAATCAAGAAGTTTTTTTGCTCTTATTGGTTCATCAGCATCAAAACCAATATACATAAAACATAAATCATCAGGATAAGTTTTTTTAATATATTTCATGATTGGTGTAATTTTGAATTTATCTGTGCATTCTCTTCTTGATGCAGGAGGTATAATTTTTCTATCCATACAGAAACCATAAAGACTCCCTTTTCCTTCTGAAGTTTCCATTTGGGCAGTAACAATAGTAAATTTTATACCTTCTTTTTCAAGGTAAGGTTTTGCTTCGTTTTTAATCCATTTATATTCAGAATCCCAGTTTGTTTTAGTATCTGCATAAATACATTCATCAATAGGAATCTTTTTTAATCGTAATATTGTAAGCATAGCACCTGTATTTACTCCTGCACCAAATGAAACAATGTGGCGAATCTTTAAGCAGACCACCTCTCAAGTTTTAACTGACTTGTAAAGTTCCCTATCTTCTGATTAGGACTTCCAAAGACACTATACTCAAACACATCCTTACCTTCTTGCTCTTGAATATATCTCTTAACTGCTTCTTGTGAAACGTGACCTGCACTTCCACAATAGTAACCTTTAGCCCATAAGTTAGGAAACCGTTTTCCATAACTCCAGAGTAAATAAGGTAAGTGTTTGAAACATCTTCTTAGCTGAATACTTGTATTTCCTTTCAACTGTTTAACAATCTTAAAAGGAGTGTGCTTAGGCTTCGCACCAACAAATAAATGTATGTGGTCAGGCATTACTTCCACAGCTAACATATCCAAATCAAGGTCTTCACACTGTCCCTGAATAATATCTTTAAGCACAGATACCACCTTTCCAGTTAAGACTTTTCTCCGATACTTTGGAATCCAAATTATATGGTAATTTATATTGAACTTGCAATGACTTCCAGTTCTTACTGTTGCTATTTTTACATCTAAGTTGTACTTCTTTGGATTGAAGTGTTTGTATTCGTTTTTCATAATTATCACCTACTACTAAGAGATAATTATTT